CCGTAGATGATCTTGGCAATCTTATCCAGTTCCTTACCGAATCTCTCGCCAACACCATGCCAGTCGATACTTGCAAAGATCTCGTTAACCTTCTTTGCAAGTTCTCTGCCGACACGCTCCCATTCTCCTGCATTGATGGCATCCATCAGCTCGTCCCACAGCTCGAAGCCACGTTCCTCGAACATGTTGCCGTAGTCCATGCCTCCGCCACCACCGCCACCGGTGTCAGGTGTGTCATTGCCGTGGGAGAGGATCGTCAGTTCATCAATCTGTGCAAGCCCGAGTTTCTTCAATGCTTCGGTAGCCTTTTTGGCAGATCCTGAAACAGCCTCAGCATACTTGGTCGGATATTTCTTGGCAGCCGTCCATCCCTTTGCACCTGTCAGCAGTGCGAAGACCTGATTGACTACATTAAGCAGTGCTACGAACTTATCAATCACCCAGTCAATTGCCGGAGCAATAGCATTGATAAGCGGTGCGACCATTGCACCCAGGGAATTCTTCAGATACAGGAACGATGTTGCAAGCCTGTCCATTGATGATGCGAAGGTAGTTCCCATCATCGTGGAATACTGGTACAGATTATTGATACCTTCACCGAATGCCTGTGTTATCTCTTTGATAATGGAGCGGATAGCCCTGTAAAGCATGATCCTTGCAAAGGATGAAGCAAGCTGACCGAAGCCCTTTGTCACACTTCTGATTTTATCTTGGAATGCACTGCCGATAGATTTGCCGAAATCTACAATGCCTTTTCCTGCCTTTGATATAGCATTGTCAACACCGACCATGGCTTTTGCAAATCTGGAAGAAGGATCAATAAGGTTTTGAAAAGTATCAGACCCCTTGATACTACTGATTGCATCCTCAAATTTTCTGATGGCTACAACACCGGGGCTAAACTTGGAATAGAATTCTTCTACTTCACGAGCCATGGAGTCCATTGCCCCACTGGCATTGTCTGTTTTCTTTTTGACATCCGACACAGCTTTGCCGGTATCGTTCATCTTTGAATTAAACTTGTCAAAAGCAGAAGCAATTTTTTCTACATGCTCAATCAGTAAATCAAGTTTTTTATTCAAGTCATCTAATGAGGTTGCATTGACCGTGGCATTGACTTTAAAATCTATGCCTTCGTATTCAGCCATGTTAGATCACCTCGCTTCCTTGTTCTTCTCCTTAAACTTCCCGTTATGTTGGGCAGCGAACTTGAGCATGAATGCACGATTCTTCTCGAATGTTTCTTTTTGTTTGTTTTCTTCTTTGCGTTCCTGTGCCTTTTTGGAAAGTGCCACAGGTTCGTTAATATATTCCTCTGCCTTGGCATTCTTCTTCGGTATAGTCACCAGTACCGGCACATAAGCACCGATTGCCTGATAGATATACAGACCTTGGAGCCAAAGCATGTAGTTTTCCTGTTCACGTTTGAACATATAGGACTTGTATGTATACTTTGCTTTTTCTACATCCCCGTCCCAAAAATCCTCATATGACAAGCCCATGCCCATATAGACTGGGCACAGGCTGTCAAACTGTTCAGTATAACTTTTAGGTTTAGCTGAATCGGAAGGACGGGCTAGAAGCTCGCCTTCCACTCCACGTTTTTTCCTTCTTCACCATCGTCAAACAGAGAACTCAGTGTATCGATGTACATATCACTCAGTTTTTCAAACAACATTTCCTTGTTACCAAACAGTGCGTAGATACGCTCGATATCATCCGCTTTCATGTACTTGTGGTGTGCCTTGAATGCTCCTGCAAATAACTGCGGAATCGTGGTCATGGGCTTATTCTGAAGGTCATTCATGTTAAAGCCTTCACGCTCCATCTCACGAACACTTCTTCTCGTATATTCGAGTGTGTAGTCCTTATCTTCATAAGTAAACGTGATTGTTTTAGCCATTGCTAAACTCCTCCTTTGAGTTTTTTAAAGCTTATTCACCTGTAGCTTCAACCAGGTCGATAGGTGTAGCAGGTGTGATCGTCAGTGTCATATCACGTACTTCATCGACACCACCACCTGCGATACGGACAACCATCTTGCCCTTGAACTGGAACTTGCCGAGGTTACCTGTAGGTGTAGGATCTGCACCGGCATTTTCGGTTCCACCGAACCAAACTGCGTACCAGCTGTTTGCAGAACGGTCTGCAGCCATCTGCTGTACGCACTTCTTGTAGTCATCGATATCGTAGTTGGCAGTGAAGGACATCGCTTCAGTACCGATGATTCCAGGAACACCTGTTCTCTGCTTATCGGACAGTGTTGTTGTGTCCAGAAGTTCCGGGTCCTGACCAAGATCCGGGAATTCCTTAATATCAACCAGCTTTTCCCATGCTGTCCCGTCTGTGGAATGCATCAGGAATGTCAGATAGGTCGATGTTGCATTATAAGCCATAGTATTTCCTCCTTAGCTTCTGTAGAAATGTGTGTCACTTGCGGTGACTTCATACTCTGCCGTCATCCTGTAAATGCTTGAATCATTCAGATTCGGTACTGGTGTCATCACCAGTCTGCGGAAATTCATGGATCTCATTGCATCATCGATAAGTCCCATGATGTTCTTACATTCCTGCTTCTTACCTGAGGTTTTATTCGAGTAAACATTTACAGTGACAGTGATCGTTGTGTACTTTTCCTTAGCGGTATTTACATCAAGCCTTATCGGTGTATAACTGTTGGTCTGCTCAAGCGTGATATGCGGAAAGCCACTGGGTACTGCCTGATAAGAACTGTCCATACTTGCATCAGGATAAGCATTCATGACGATTTCGTTCACACGGCTGTAAACTTCATTCTCTTTATCAATCATCCGAATACCTCCTTTGCATATACCTGAATCAGTTTTTCGAGATCCTTTATCGTGTCATACATTGCAGGTGTGGCAGGATTACCATAGGTATGTACCTTGCCTCTTGCCTTTACACCCCAAGCCGTGCCTGAAGGAGGATTGAGACCTGGTGTTCCTGCATAATACCAACCTTTTTTCTGACGGCCTCGTCTTAGACCATACTGCCCTCGACCAACCAATCCGTCTGAGTCAATCAGGTGGAGTTTTGCATCGATGGCTTCAGTCATCCCGTTTTCAGGAAGACCTGTACCAAACTCAATGAACAACGTGGCATTCCCCGTTGCCTTGACAGTGGCCGTCAGCCTTCCGACTTCCTTCGTGACCGTAACATCATTAACACCGGCATAAGGAGCATTCATATAGTATGCATTTGCTATATTCATTCCTGCTTCGGAAAGCATATCGATCAACTCCTGTGCCTTCATCTCAAGGTATTTCGGAGTTTCGCGAAGTTTTTCCTGCAGTTCCTTTACCCCTGTCAGATCCACGGTAAAGCTACTCATCGGTAACACTCACCTTTGCAATGGCGATAGATATCACATTTAAACTCTTGGCTACCCTTTTCACGATGTAATCGTGCGGATGCTCTGTATTCAGGTCATCTACCCACAGGATGGAATGCTCATCAATTGGGCAGTCCATCTCAGCGGTAACGATGACCTTGTCGTAGTTTTCGAGATTACCAAACTGTTCAGTACGGGATGTACCGGTGGCAGGTGAGATATTTGCTCTCATTGCGACAGGCTCTGAATAGCCAATACTGAATTCACCCGTCTTCATCCCGTCACTGTCGATAATCTCGGTCTTCTCACCATACAGGGCATAATAGAACGGCCGTCTGTTTCGCACTAAAGTGTTCACATGACCACCGCCTTAGGCACGATCTCTCTGAGCATTGACTCAGGGATATCGGCAGTTTCATAGATACGGAGGATGCCGTTCTCGGAATGATGCAGTTCCGACTCCGCACCACGTTTTGCAATAAGCGCAACAGCGATACGGCACTGTAACATCTCATACCTTGACGGCATCTCTTCCGTTCCATCACCATAAGGGAATGCCTGATGTAAAATAACCTCTTCAGCGTTTTTCAGATAGAAACTCACAATGTCTTCATCAGTTTCCTCTGAAGTGAGTTTGACTATATTGATTTTCTCTTCTTCACTCATCGACATATGTGAGTTCCTCCTGTTTAACTTCTGCGTTTTCTTCCGACCTTTGCCGGTTTTGCTTTGGCTTCTTCC